TTGCTCTACTTTTATATTAGAAGCGAATATATGCTTTAATAAATTTGGTGTAAATTTAGCGTCCTTATGGGTTAAATTACGCAATAACCATTTTCGGAAATGTGGAGCTGACGGAAAAAGTTTAGCTCTATTACTCGTCTTTTTATTTCTACTTAAAATTTCGTATAGTTTTTTATTCATTGGTATTTCTCTAGTCCTATAAATATTCTTAGACTCTCTTATATATAAATTATTATTATCGAAGCTGTCGCCGTCTAAATTACACAATTCAGCCCAGCTTATTCCTGTCATTAATACTGTTAGACAACTGTCTTCTTTATCTTGTGGAAAGCTGTTGATTGTTCTTAGTACATGATCCAATGCTGGTAGCAATTTATCTTTTTGTATAACTTGAATTTTTTTTATTTTTAATCTTCTTACTTTTTCAAAGCTTAATAATTCATCTTTATCCAGGTAATTAAAAAAAGCATTAATACGAATGACATATTGATTTACACAACTCCTGGCATATCTACTAAGTAAATATGATTTAAACAATTCTATATCATTTGGCTTTATAGAATTTAAATCTTTTTCTCCGTACCAGGTATTAAATAATTTTAATCTTTGCTTACAATCTTCTAATGTTGAATCAGCAAGATTTTTCTTTTGCTGATTATTTATATATTTATTATATGCTTCAATTATAATCATAGCGTCCTGTTTCAGCCCAAGTCTTAAAAACCTTTTTTATATTTATCTTTTTATCAAAAGAAACTAACAGCATTAAAATAAAATAGTTAGCGCCGTCCAAGTAATTGTCTGCTTTATTTTGACCATTAACAATTCTGTTAAGTTTATCCAAGATATGATCTATACAAACATCTTCAGGTCTTACTCTTCTATTATGTATTATGCTTCTTAATCTCGCAATTTGTTCACTATTGCCTTTAAAGTCACCATATTGCGAATCCCTATTATCAAATATTCTTCCCATTAACTCAAGTATTTTGTGGAATTTATCCTTATAATCGCCGTTTTCTAAGATTTTTGCGACTTCACTATCAACATCTATATTTTTCATTTGCTGTCCCCTTTTATTTCCTGTTGTAAAAATGGTAAAAGCCAATCGTTATCTTTAAAAATCATAGTCAAGTGATTGGCAATAGAGTTAGTAATTAACTCTTCTTGATCGTCTGATAATAAGTTCATTGTTTTTAATTCTTGGTTTAATGACATATCAGATATGGAGATATGTATTATTTCATGTAATAAAGTGTTAGCTAAAATTTCATTTTTAAGTTCTGGCTGCAAATTTAATTTTTCTACTCGCTTATCGTAAGAGCCATAACAATCTACATTATCTTTCATAAAACTTGGATCATCTTTATTAATAGTCACATTTCGATACATGACCTTAATAGATTTTGGCATTTCTATTCGTTTACGCTTTTGCATAATTCACCTGTACTTTCTGCTTTCTGATTAAAAAATTCACAACCTTCATTAGTGCAATAAAAATTACCTGAAGTTGTATTTGGTTGAGTAAATTTGCATTGTCTTACTGTCGTCACTTCTATCTCTTTGTTGTTATGACAATATTCATTAAAATCACAAAATTTACACTCATACCAATTTGGATTATCTGATATTTTGGGCGGTAATTCTCTAGCTGTAATAGAGTTAAAGAAACAATCTAAGTAGTATTGTGCTTCATTAGGGCTGTAATCAATCATTTCATAATGCAATTCAGCCGTATTCTTATTAAAAACCACAAAGAAAGCTTGAGATAAGTCTTCATCTTCTTCTTGTGTACCATGCATATAAGCCTGGACCTGGGCGTAATAAGTTTCGTTAGTTTTTTTTACGCCATGCTTTTTAAAGCTGTTAAAATTTTTTTCGTTAGCTGATTTTATTTCTAACAATTTCTTTTTGGTTTCTCCGAAGTAATATTCTGATCTAACTCTGCCGTCAAAATGACCTTTAACATGACCACCATAAAACGAAACTTCAAATTGTTTACCTGTGTCTTGGTCAAATTCCTCTATGTAAAATTGTGGTATTGCTTTTAAATAATTTACAACTTGTGTTTCAATGTCGTGACCTTGTTGAAATATTCTTAAAACTCTAGGATCAAATTCTTTTTGTGGTGTAGCTTTAGCTTTGTAATACATTAATCGAGGGCAAGATTTCCACCCTGATAAACCTGTATAATTTCTACCATTGCTTGTTAATGGTTTACTAAGCTCTTCAAATTTAAGTTTTATGTCTTCTAAATTCATAATTTTATGTATGATAGTGCTAGTCTGTAGTAGTATATGAGGGGGGAGATCACTACAGACTAGCGTTAAGTTAGGGGAATGAATAAACCCAACTTAAAATTCGATTTTGTCTTCCATTTCTGCGTCAGGGAAAGCTTCTTTAATTTGCGAAGCAACATCATTCAATGGAGCTTTACCATAATAAGAGATAATATTTTTAGGATATTCTCCACCAGCGTCTTTTTGAACAATCTTAGCCTGTAGCGTAATGCCAAGAAATAATTTTTCATTAGCTTTGCCACCTTCAGGTATTGATTTACCACCAATCTCTAAAATGGTTTTCATAATTGATTTACTTTTCATAAGCCAATCTTCATTCGGGTTGTTAAGTGATACAGGATATTCCATAAATATTTTTCTATTTGCGAAATCTCCTTCTTTAACTTCAAAACGAAGTGACAAAAATTGTCCAGCCGTTTTTTCTCTTACTTCTGCTTCATCTATCTGCACGAGGTATCGAGCTACTGGTAGTAATGCAAACTCCTTTTTTTCTCCTTCAGATTGAAAAGCTGTCGCTCCTGTTAAGTCTATTTCCATGTGTTTATTCTCCTTGTTGATTAATAAATTTTTTTACATCTTCCGCTCTATACCTTAAAAGTTTATGCGAAAATCTTTTATATTTAGGGGGCTTACCTTGCTGTCTCCAACTTTCAACTGTTCGTACTGATACTCCTAAAAAAGAAGCAACATCTTGTGTCGTCAAAAGATCGTTAGCTGATAAGTCGTCTAGCTTTCTAGCTATGCTCATTTAGTCTCCTTTGGTTTGGGGGTTGTTAAGGCTTGTTTTACAATTTGAGCCAAGTTTGGATTTTTAATCATAGCTTTAAGTTGTGACTGACTATCCATTGGTATTCTTGCTTTAGCTGTCCAGCCGTCAAAAGTTTGTGTAAATAAAACTCTCTCAATCTGTTTAGGGTTTTCAGGATTAGAAATTAATCTATATGCAAAAATAAAATCCATATCGCCGTTAAAAGTTTGCTCACCTTTTTGTCCAGCTAACATTGGTCTTTTTATGTCTTGCTTAGTTTCATTATCTTGTGTGGTTTTTGCCAAGCCTGAAAAAAAGATATGCTTGTCTACGTTTCTTACAGTCCGAATAAAAGTTGTTAAACTCTCAGCTATTCTTCTGTAATAAGTAAATGTTTCTGCTTTAGGTATGTCAAATAATCCTGTTGCTTGATCTTTAACTTGTAATATTTTCTTATGCTTTTCTTCAAATAGTCTTGCTATCTCAGTTATGCTGTCTATAAAAAACCAATCATAAGATTCTAAATCACCTTTAACTAATGAGTTTACAAATACATTTAAATCATCAATGCTTTTAAACTCAAAGACATCTAAGCCTTGTCCGTATAAAGGCTTTAGTCCAGCTTCACCACTTACGATTAAGCCTTTACCTAGCGGTTTTAGGGTTGCTGCAAGAGAAGTTTTGCCAACTCCAGCGTCACCATAAATTGCTCCCTTAAATTTCATTACTGTATTTGCTTCTGTATTTGTTATCTTCACTTTACTCTCCTTTTTGTTAAGTTATTTTTGGTCCACTCTTTAAATTCTCGATCAGGAAATCTAATCGAGGAAAAAAATTTTATGTATGGGGGGTGTGGTTTACCTTCTCTTATTAATCTTCTTAATGTGCTATCAGATATATCCATGACTTCGCATACTTCTTGAGCGATCAGCCACTTGCCACCTTTAGCAATTATTCTTTTCTTTGATTTTCTTCTAATGTCTCTGTTTGTGATCTTGCCAGTATTCAAATACTTCTCAGCCCGATAACAAGCGTCCTTTATACAAGCTTCAGCTCCGCCTACTCCGTCAAATTCGCCCCAAGTCAATCCTTTTAAAGCTCCATAACAGGCTTCCATAATTTCTAATCCTTCTTTTCTTTGTTCCTTTAGTTTATCTATTTTGTCCCAAAGAATTTTTGTATCATTCTCCACAAACACTCATTTGATTTTCTGCTAAATATTTATCATCAATACGCATTGCTCTTTTTAAAACAGAATTTTCTTGTCTTAGTGAAGCGTTTTGTTTTTGTAATTCTTTTATTTTATCTCGTGATTGATAAATCTCTGATTTAAGATATTCACGATCTATCTCTGCTCTTATTTTTTTTCTCTCCTGAAGTTCAGCAAATTCTTTTTCAAGTTTAGCTGTTTCTTGACCAAAACTAATTCCACTTGATAGATGATCTCTATCTAATGGATCACGCTCATATATTCCTTTTGGCATTTTTTTTATTCTCCTTTATGTTTTCTTTTATCTGTTCAATGGTTTCGATTGTTTGGCAAATATCGCAAATAACAATTCCGTCAGGAAACTTCTCAGCTTTGCTTGGGCTACCCCACATTGCAATTTCACAATTATCGCATTTACCATATTTATTTTTAAGTTTCTCAAGATCACCACTATTAATGTGATCTCCATAACTCAAATATCAGCTCCTATATCTTCAAGTATTTCTTGAGCTTCTATTTTTATTTGTGGTTTTTTATATGATCCGTCTTTGTTAAAAATCGTGACAGTAGAACAAGCATTTATTTCATCTTGTGATTCGCTATCTAATTCCTGTAGCTTTCTCTTATTAACTTTAGGCTCATAAACAATTACTTCAGGATAATCTAAATTTTTTAATTTTGATTGATCCCAAGTAGTTGAGGTAGGTCTTGTTAAAAGTATTGTGTAATTTATTCCTGAAGACTTAATCTGTCTTCCATAATCATTCTGATCTTTTGCTGAAAATTCTGCTAGATTTGCAATTTCATCTGTAATTTCATCTAGCTTGGCTTGTTCTTGTTGTACCCGCTCTTTTTGTTCTAGCCATTCACGAGCTTTAGTGTCTACGTTATGCATACCAATATAATCCCTGTTAGACTATATTGGTAGCATATTCTCCGATTGTCCGTCAATAACTATAATTGACTATTTTTTATTGTAATAAATTAAAGACTTTAAGAGCTAACTCACTATCAAGATCAATGGTGATCCTTGTTTTTCCAGTCTTTAATGCTTCTTTGCTTATTTTATATTTTTTAATTGGTGTACTTTCTGTATCTTCAATTCCAAACCATAGCCAACTATCATCAGCATTTAATGTCTTACTGATTCGGTTTCTAATGGCTTTTGAATT